TCTCACCAAATTCAGCCATAACCTTATCAGGATTATACCCTGTATCGTATATAACATCTCTTGATGTAGGAGAACTGCTCGTAGGAGATTCCCCGTAATCTGTATACCAGGTTGGGTAATTATTTAACGATTCTAGATGTGATGGCATTACCCGCCTCCTGTTATTGCCCTACCATATTGATCTCTACTTGCTCTAAATTCAGCCAATGCATCTTGAAAACCAGGATAATTCCAACTACTATTCCAGTCTTGAGGAGGAGTTCCATATATATTTCCAGGGTTCATCCAGTCTTGGGATTGCATGGCATCTGTTAGAGGGCTCAACTGTTGAGGCAGTGTTTTGCCTGCTACATTACTTTGAGCTATGCCTCCCAAACGCCCACCAGGATCTTGACCAACTTGCCATGTTCCTTTGGTTAAAACATCATTGCCAGCAACGTCCCCTAAACGCCTGCCAATACCAGGATCTTGACCAGGTCGCCATCCAGCCCCATAGTTTTCTATAGCTTGACTTGGAGAAGACCAAGTAGGATTTTCAAGAGCCGATGGCGGCAGTTCCCCCAAATCTGTTAATCCAGTAGTTAGATTAACTGCACTACTTGATCCAAAAGCAGCAAGATCCCCCGAAAGTTCGGATGGTAGTTCTCCTATAAGATCACTATAAGTAGCATCAGGATTCCATGCACGTATTCCTGTTGGATCAGTGGGCTTTGCCATCATCGGATCAACGGTTGCCGTGTCAGCTAGTGTTCCTTCTAGATCACCAGCAAATGTTCCTTCAAAAGCTTCGTTTTGCATTTCAGCAATACTTGCTTTTATATGTCCTGCTCCACCACCAACTGCTCCTGATCCGCTAGCCCAAGCTTTCTGTAGGAGATTGGCATCAGCACCAAGTCCAGATAACTTTTCTGCAGATCCAACCTGTGCAGCTTTACCTATATCTGTACCTGCAAAGAAGAATGCAGAAGCTGCGTCAGAAAGAGCCCCTCTTACAGCCATTTTTTTCATATATACCTGAGCATCTCTTCCCTGTCTTCTTGCCTCATCGGCAGTTGCTTTATAAAGTTTTCCTTTCTCTATCTCATCAATTTTACCCGTAGATGCACCTCCTAAGAAAGATCCAAGAGCCGAGCCGAGTCCTGCACCAATTGCCATACCCACGGGGCCACCAGCAGTACCTATTGCCCCACCTGCAAAGCTGAGAAGAGTTCTTCCTAATCCCATTCTTCCTCGTTTCTGATCCAATCCTTCTTGCTGCTTTCTAAGACCCTCACCGAAAGCACGATTCTCTTCGTATTGTAGTTGAGCATACCTTACATCTGATACACTAGCCATTAGCTTAAACCCTCCCATGTATTATTCTTAACTTCTTCAACAGGTAAGAAGTCTGTATAATATAGTTTTGCACCAAGCCTGATATATAGTCTCACATTATTACCTGCCACCCGTGCATATACTTGTTCTCCATCTAGCATCTGACTTAATGCAGGTGGATGATCTAGGATAGCAGTTTTGGGTTGTGATATATTTCTTAATTTTCGTTCTATACTTTGCATTATCCTGCTCTCTTAAATATTCCTCTGTACTCTATACTGATATCATTAATTTGAATTCCTGCTGTAGATCCAGTTCCGTTAGTAGGATTCTTTACTTTGAATCTTATACTCTGGCATTCAATTGGAGTTGCAGCTGTTGCCCTTAAAACTGCCCAGCTAGCGTTCGCTGTGAAATTTCCTGTAAGCTGAGATGAGAAACTATCTGATCCATCTACAGCGTAGTATATAGGTTGTGTCTGTGCATTATCACTTTTATAAGTAATGATTACAGAGTAAATCTTTTTCATCCTACCAGGTTCTCCAAAATCAAAGTCCTTAGTAGTAATTGAGAAATTATTTGTTGCTACATCCCGCATATCATCAGACCATTCTTTTATGCTATAAGCAACATCTGAAGACCCCCATGTGCCTGAGGTATATGAAGTCCAACTTCCAGTAGCGACTTCCCAGATCTGATCTCCTGTTAGAGCATTCTGGTATGTAGTAACCATATTGCCATTCCAATCTGATACCATGTTACTTCTATTCACATCGGAGTCAAATGCAGCCGCCCCTTTTACAAATGAACGAGTACGGAAATCATATATGATTACATCACCATCGTCTGAGAAACAATTCTTCAGTATAACCAAATAAAACTTTCTTGGGTTATAACCAAGAATAGTAGCGTCATTAAAAAATGTCTGCCAGGTTGACTCCTTTATACGGTTGGTAAGGAGATTGGTAACATCGGAGCCATTGTATAAGAAGATACCGTATTTGTTGACCCAGCAGATGCCGAATTCTGTTTTTACAGTTGCGTTGGGATGAACACATCCAGAGAAGTTTTTAATTTCTTCCAGGAACCAGTTAGCTGGAGCTGGTGCGGATATATTAACTATGTAAAGTTTCTCTGACTTGAAAGCTAAAAGCCTATCTGAGAACTCTTCTAGCTTAACATATTCCTCAGCATCTCCTCGTACTACATCTATAAAATAACTTCTTGGGAAAGTATCAAACTTTCCTACAGGCGTATACATAATCCTATCACGCATCTGTACGGTTTGACCATCTTCATCTTCTGTTTTTACATTGGCAATAAAGCATCTTCTATTTGCTATAACTGCTGTCTTATATCCTTCCCCGTTTCCACTTATTGAAATCTTACGCTCAGTAGGCTGGAATCCATTTAGGATTTCATATGTTTCGAGGTTTGGTACCAATGATACAATATTCTGTATTCTTACTGTATCACCTGAGACAAGTGTCCATGCCGAATGCTCACTACTTAGTTCTGATCTTGCACCCCTATTTAAATCTATATCTATTAGCAAGGCCCAAGGATCATTAGTTCCGCTTAGCTTTTGATATATCCTCGCCCCAGTAATACGCTCATCAAAAGGCCCTGTAGCCCTTAACTCAAAAGTAACTTTATGTCCATCTCCAGTAGGAGTAAAGGTATTACTAGAGGTAGGGATGAAAGGAAGAGACTCCTGATTGCCATCATATATGAATGTAGCCGCTATCTGATACGCCTGATTTAGATAACCGCCACCAGTTATAGCCGCTGAGGCGGCTGTGATACGAAATCCAGTTCCCGCACTTGGATAGGAAGCTGTAGTTGTTAGCTGCGTAGGAGCTGCTAGCCCATTGGTATTCGCAAACCAGTTATCAAAAGCTGTTGTAGAGCTGAGAGATAGTCCCTGGAATTGAGTTCTTTTAATATAAGAATAATGATAGGGTTGAGTACCAGAACTAAAACTACCATCAGCTACTCTTAAACCTTCATCAGCAAAATAATATACTGCTTTGCATAGTTTTGTGAGTGTGGGCGTTCCAGCTTCATTAGCTTCTTGAGTAACAAGACCACTCTTATTAATGGTGATAGTACTTGCTGTAATATTTTTTATTGGAACGGAGTTCATATTATTTGCTGCTTGATCTGTACATCCAGACACTGAAATAATATCTCCTTTACGGAATCCATCAGCAATGAAACCACTATCATCATCTACAATAGTATCATTTGCTCCACTACCACTATTATCATTAAATGCTAACTTGTTAGATCCAAAAGTTTCAGCATCATTAGTTCCAAGATCAAATACATTTGATGTAAAAGAATCTCCTTTAAGATCGTAGAGATCTATCTGAGAGCTTACAGCATCACACATAACAAGCCAGTTCTCACCAGTATCAAGTGCTGCGCTTCCCTTCTCATGGTCAGACTCAAAAATAAACGCACCATGGCCTGCTGCAATATTACCCGTTGTACCACTGGGAATATCTGTATGCTCTACATCACCACCCAAAGGCCTAATTGAGGATCTCTCATCTAGTATAATATTATCAGTATCGGACATTTGGTTAGGTGCAATATCCCTGGGATTAATTGCATTAACCAGCCCACCTGAGAAATCATTTAGATTTAGTAGAGCTTTTGGCACGCTTTCTTTTTACCTTCCTTTTCTTTTTATAGTGTTGTCGTCTATCTGTAATAACATCTTCTAATCTCTTCATCATTTTCCAATGATCTCTTTCCCCCATACAAAGGCTTTACCCTTTTGTATATCAATAGTCTCTACTTGAAAATCTCCATTGTTATGCCATGTTATAATACCAAAAGCATGACACCAGTTATGTAACCTGCCTCGTAGCCATTTATTTTTTTCACTTGACATATCTTTTAAGCACCCCATTGCCCAAGCTGCGATAGTTCCCGAATCAAGTTTTGTGAGTGTATGCCTTTGAACATCATGAGTATGCCCATAACAGATATTAGACCCATAGGCTTCGAGGTGTTTCTTTGCGTGATATACTGTTGCATAAACTCCATGAATAAAATTTATCTTTCCAATCTTAAGGGGTTTGTTATGAGGATAGTATTTGTATCCTCTCTCATCAATCTTGCAAGCCTTTCTAAAGGTATATTCCTTGAGATAGGGAAACTTCTCAACAAACCTGTCAAGCCATTCATCATGATTCCCCTGGAGCATATACTTTGTTTTGCATTTAACATCATCAAGTGCCTTGTCTATTTTGTCCAGTCCCTTGTTTACTTCGCGGATCTCTTCGTCTATAGCTGGGAGCTGGTATTCCAAAGGTGGAACTTTTCTTCGTTTCCATTGCCATGCACTTACGCTTTCCCACTCTCCAACGTCCCCGAGATTGACTGCTATGTTTGGCTTTATGACCTGTATAGCTTGAAGCATTACGTCCAAAGCCTTTGCATCTTCCAAAGGGAAGTGCTGGTCTGGAATTATAATAGCTCGTCTCATATATTATGCGATTGTCGCTCGTTTGTACCATCCGTACCAGTACTTCTCCAATTTTGGTTTCCTATTAACTAAGTCTGCATAATACTTGACTCGAAAACTTTGCAATCGTTTCGGCTCAAGTCTTTTTGCTGCGCCAGCCGTGTTACGTCCCATCCTTCCATCCACTTTAATACCAACCTTATTCTTGTGATTGCATGCTTTCTGTAATATTTCACAGGCTCTTTTTCTCCCCATGTTTACTGACATATCAAAGTAAATATTCCATAATCTCTCAGGTAGCATTTCAACTTTGGACGGTTTCCAGTATTCTTTTTTATATATTTCAGTAGCTTGTTTCACGGTCAAATTCTTGATGTTCATATCTGGAAAAGCTTTCTTGCTAATTCCATATTTAGTCTCTCCTCCAGGATCATCCTCATCAAAAACGTAACCTCCTTCATGCTTTAATACTGCCTTAACTGCTTCTTCAAATGAAATCACTATTTTTTCTTCATTACTTTCATACCCATCAACACCTTCTTCATGGATGACCAAATTAAGTCGTCCATCTTGCTCGGCGACATGGCGACAATTTTGTCCACCACCATAACACCGATTGCGATATATTGCCAGTTATCTGCTACAAAGTCCATACAAACCTCCTATTGTTTCTAAAAT